GGAAGGATTTGATCAAACTCTGGTTCATACTCTTTCATCTGATCCATAATTTGATAATTCATAAAATCTTTTACACGCTTTGCCTGTTCTTCTTTTTGAACATTGACATCTCCCATTATTTGCGTTCGTACTGGTCCATCAGCTGGGAGTAACTCTTTATAAGCCTGCGCTTGAAACTGCGTAACCGCTTCTGCAAGTACAGGGTGATTGACGCCAGAAGCGCCTCTAAATGGTTCCGTTCTTCTTTCATATTTAAATCCTAAAAGTTCGAGTCCGTTTCTGTAAGTTTCTTCCCAGTCACCTCTGGACTCTTTGTATTCTCTATATTGATCTACTAACTTTGAACCTAGTGGTTCTAAAATTTCGTCACCTAAAAACTCTGCAAGATTTTCATAATGATCTTGTCCACCTTCTTGGGATGCAACTTTTGGATCAAAAGAAATTTCAGCACCACCTTCTTCTGTCATTTCTATTTCGACAGGTCCGCCTTTTTCTTGAATCTCTTCTACGTTTTCTTTGATCGCTTCTTGAATTTCCACTTCTCCTGGAACTTCAACAGTTGTCTTTGTATTTGGTAATGGTTTGTCTATTGTGGCCATTCGGTTAACCTATCCTGTTTTGTTAAATGTTTCAATTACTTCTTCGAGTATCTCTGTATTTGGTTTTTTATCTTCTTTAAGTGGCTCTGGATTTGCAGCAGCCCATTCTAATAATTCTGCTTGTGTTACCGGTTCGTCGTTTGCGGTATTTACAAAAGCTCCTATATTAGCGTTGTATTTTATATCCATTATTTTTTCTCCATTAACTAAAAGGTCCGTAACTTCCTTTACCTGGATTTGTAAATCCACCGCCTCCAGATCTATCTGGTCTTGATTCACGTATAGATTGTTGTGTAGGTCCGGTTGGATCAAAGCCACCTCGGTCTTTGTCTCTACCTAATCTTTCAAGTCTAGCTCTTTCTGCTTCATTAGCTAATTGTCTTTCTCTAGCTTCTTTTTCTTTTCTTGCTTCTTCTGCCGCTAAGAATGCATTTCTTTCATCTATACCTTGTTGTCTTCTTTTATCGTTTTTAGTTTTAGCTATAAATTTATTTAAAGCTGTTAAATAATTATTAGAGCCAAAACCTGATATTACATTTTTACCAGCTAACACAGATTCAGGTCCGTATTTTAAACCAACACTAGACATACCAATTAAACCATCCATACCTTCTAAATAATTTAATTGATCGGCAAAGTCAGGATTATAATTTTTAGAATTTATATTAAACGGACTTTGAGCTCCTGCTATTCGTGCCAAAGGTGATGGTAGTTTTTGTCCCAATTCAAATTGTTTTTGTAATCGGTTACCTAATGTGCCTCTTTCTTTACCTTGAAAGAATTTACCTAAACCAAAAAAAGCATCTTCTGATATTGATGAGTCAGATCCTGTTGGTCTAGTAAAAGTTGGTTGCAATGGACCAAAAGGATTAAACCCACCACCTGTATCTCTCTGTTGTAAATCTATACCAATGATACCTTCACTTGGTGTAGGTGTAGTTGGTGTAGGTGTAGTTGGTGTAGGTGTAGTTGTTTGTCCTAATGTTCCTGCATCATAACCTTGAGCTGTGATTGTATCTGCTATCTCTTGATCAGAGAAACCGTAAGCGTTCATCGAATTATAAATAGCTAGCGCTGCGGGGTCTGTTATTCCTCCAACGTTGAAACCGACTCGGCCACCGTCTGCACCAACAAAAGTTTGATTTGGTAAAGATACCATATCATAAATAGTTTTAACTTTTTCTTCTCCTAGTTTATTAAATTTATCAAAACCTAAATCCATAATATCTTTGACACCAAATTCTAAATCAGGATCTCGTTTAAATTTTTGTATATCTCTTATTATATTTTCACTTTTACTAGTTGGATAATCTAATTTTGTTTTACCAAATGTTTCAGTTCCTAATTTAAATTTCTTTTTTTCTGTAGGTAGTCCAGCTGTCTTTGCAATATTACTCATCACTGTTGGATCTTCTAAATTTGGAATTTGAGTTCCACCTGCTCCAGTAATTCCTCCATCTGTTGTTAATCCTTTTTGTTTTCTTAATTCATCTAATTGTTTTTCAATGTCCATTTCAGCGGCACCTGCTGGAGTAAATAAAGTGTTGCCTATTGTCTGAGCTCCTTTTTTGAATAAATTATAAAGACCCACCCCTTTACCAAATCTAGAAGATGGATCCACGAAAGGAGATATAAAAGTTAAACCTTTATCTATAGCACCACCAATTTTTTTTATAGGAGAAACTTTTTTAGTTGATCCACCTCCAGAGGGTCTGCCTCCACCAGTTGGAGTTGGAGCACTAAAAGTTCCGCCTCTTTGTTTACTACCCATTCCCATAGCCGCGCTTCGACCACCACCTCTTGAAACTCCTGTGTTACGTCCACCTTGATATCCTCTACCACCAAATCTAAATGGAGTTCTTTCTTCAAACAAAGACTCGACGCCTATCGCACCGCCGTCCGCTTTTCTAAAAAATCTTTTGTAATCAAACGGTGGTTTCTTAACATCTTCTAATCCACCTTCGTATCTTTCTTCTGCTTCTTCAAAAGTTCTATCTTGTCCTGGCTTAATAAATTTTTCATAAGCCTCTTTCATTTTTTCACGAACATCACCGCCTGACTTTGCAGTGTCTCTCATAATTTTTCTTTTCTCTGCATCTGTTAGATCTCTTGGATCCATATCTTCTATATCTACTTCTTCTTCAACTTCTTCGTCTTTACCTTTTTTCATAAAGATCTCACCGATACCTAAATTAGGTACAAGTGTTTTTAAAATCATAGCTGACTCTTCTGGATTTTCTTCTATGTGTTCATTTACTTTTGCTGTTAGTGTGCCTATACCTACAGCTCCAACAAATTTTTTTAAAGCTGGTACTAATCTGGCAAATGGAATAACTAAAGGTGCTGCTAATATCATAACTAGTAATAAGTTCTTTCAGTACGAGGAAGTGAATCCTCTTTTAAATCTTCTGGATGCGCCACGAACCCTCCTTGTCTAAAACGCATTATTGCTTGTGTAGTACTGTCCACCAAATCGTCGTGATCTCCATACGGAAATGATGCACACTCCTCAATAACTTCTTCTGCGAACTTTTCATCCGGCGCCCAAATAACACCAGACTCGAACAGCGGTGCTACAGCGTTAACCCTAGCGTGTTTATCTTGTCCTTTGCTAGGAGTATAACTTATAACAGGAATGCCCATTTTTCGCAACTCGTATGTCAGAGGTAGACCAGAGGCTTTTGCCTCCACGATCACCGTTTCAGGATTCCAATATCTATACTGCTCCCAGGCTTCTTTCTTAAGATCTGGAAACTCTAATCGTTCTTTGAAAGCGTCTAATAGTATTAGATTAGGCGGGCTATCTTCATCAGGATGAAATACACCCCACGTAGTTATAGCAGAATAGTCTGCAGATTCTTTTTTTAGAAATGCAGTATCATAGGATTGTATGACGTGTTTTAATGGTGGAATAAAATCTTTCTCCCACATTTGCCACCACTCTCGTTTGATTAACGATCCTTCTTCAGCTGTTGGATTCTGCATCCACTGTGCGTTCCATTTACCAGAGCTCAACGATGCTTTAACAGATTCAAGCTCATCTAGTTTCCAATACTGTGGCCACACAGGTTTACCTGATGGCATTATTGCTGGAAACTCTATGACCTCCCACTGATCTGATTTTAATTCTTTTTGAGATTTTAATAACATACCTGTTAGATCTTTCATATTCCATCTTGTCATTACAACAACGATTGATCCACCTGGTTGTAAACGCTGACGTGGTCCTGAAGTATACCAATCATATGCACGTTCCAAAGCTTGTTGGTTCATTGCATCTTGTTCTGAGTGTGGGTCATCAATAATCAGAAGATCCGCTCCACGACCCGTTATCGCCGATCCCACACCCGCTGCATAGTACTCACCTCCTTGCTCGGTTTCCCATTTACCCGCGGCTTGTGAGTCCTCTCTGAGTCGTGTCTTAAATATTTGTTGGTACTCAGGGGAGTCAATTAACGTTTTGGCTTTTCGTCCAAAGCGGATCGCGAGTTCTGTTGTGTGGGTCGTTTGTATAATTTTTAAATCGGGTTTACGTCCTACCATCCAAGAGGGTAAGAGGTAAGACGCAAATTCTGATTTGGTATGCCTTGGTGGCATATTAATAATTAATCGTTTTATCTCACCGGTCGCGAGCTTATTAAATTTATCTGCAATCTCTTTGTGATGTTTGCCTTCAATGAATTCGGGCCAGACGTGTTTAACAAAGGATAGGAAATCGTCGTTAACTTTGCTTTGTTTTTTCTTCTCGGATAATTTGATTGCGTATTTTAAGAATTGTTTTTTAGCGTCAGGTGGTAACTTATCAATGACTTCTTGTTTCATAAAAATTTTTGCAGAATTTTTTTCACTTCTGTTTTGTACCAGTTTTTGTTTTTTTAGGGGTACCCCCTCTATCATATTGCCATTTTCTAATTTAAGCAAGTATAAGTCTAAATCTTACACTATAGGTATGTCTGTACAGTTTGTCAGCCAGAGGGGTGATGGGGGTCTGTTTGTTTTTGTATTTTGGATTTGTGTCGGGACCCCTATAGGCCGAAGGCCGGGTGGGTGGGCCCGTAGGTCACGAGCAGTGTTGCAATTATACAACACAAGATGTTGTGTGTGTGATAAAAAAACAACACAAGATATAGTAGTGATAAAAATGCAACACACAATATCTAGTAGCGAATCGCGGGACTTGACACAAGATGTAGTTATGCAATTTCGGAATGTAGTAAAAATGCAACACTGACCATTATGGGTTTTTATGGGAATTATTTCTTTACCTTTGTAAGGGCAAATGATAAGGTTCAGTTAATGTTAAACAACAAAGAAAGAAGAAATAAAATGACAAAAGAAAAAAAACCAAAAGCCTATATTTTAGAATTGGCTTTTAAAAC